TACAACCCGTTGGAAAAGGACAACCCGTTCCATACTGTTCAAGATATTATATTGATCCTTGGACAAGCGAAGGTAGCTTTTGCGATCCTTACCGGGCTCTCGGGAAATTGCATATAGTGACGCAGCGGCAAAACATTGAACAACAGTTATATGATAAAGTCTCAGGTTACTTAGTGACCGACAGTCACACCCCCCTCATCAGTGACTGGTGTCTAAGAATTAAGATACTCTTGGAAAAATCAGGTATAACCGAGATCAAAGAGACTACTTATCGAAGTGCGCAAGGACCCTATCCTACAGGGTCTCAATCTGACGTGTTCAATGCTTTTCTCGCTGTAACAGGACTTTCAGCCAGTGATTATCAGACCATTAAGGACAGGATTGAGTTATGTGATAAGATCGATAACATGCCTGCTGGTTTGATAGTCAACGACTTTGAGATAAGTGAACCTGTTATCGTCGAGGGCCAACTTATGGGTCCTGAGAAACGTGTGAATGGCTGCACGAAAGCCAGCGTCCAGGAGAACAAGAATGAAACGAGTAGCAGGCAAAAAGGCGACAAAACGTCAGCCAATGCCGAAAGCAATGAAAGGAACAGCCTCGGTGCAGCGACCCCTAGACCAGAAAGTGTCAATGGTGGCGCAAGGCGCAAGAATTGTGCAATACGGCGAGGGGAGGATCAGTGTCCGGAACAGAGAATTAATTCTAACAATAGTGGACACTGTCAATCAAGGTTCAACGATTGGTCAAGGAACATCAAACAGCATCGTGATAGGGCAGGCAGGGTTGTCAAGTGGTTGGGTCGGAAAACTAATGCAGTTATACGACAAATTCCGGATAAATTCCGCCATAGTAGAGTACATACCCGCGGTGCCCTTCACGTCGAACGGTCAGATAGCTGTCTATTGGGACAACAACCCGTTAGACGCCAAACCGTCAGCCGGCCAAATATCGGCAACATCAGGAAATATGAACCTCCACGTGAGCCATGTCTCACAGCAAATGAAGTTCCCCGTAGCAAAGACGCAGCTGCAAAGACTACCATGGTATGTAACACAGGTAGCCGCAGCGCAAGTGGGACTGCCTACAAGTCCCGGACAGGTAATCGCGGTGTCAACCGCGATTACCGTCCCTAGTGCACCGACGGCTAGCACACAGGTGACCGTGGGAACCATTTGGCTCGACTATACCATCGAGCTGAGTGACCCTAGTTCACTGTGACTGTCAAAACCAGTAGCGACGCGAAATAGTGGGTGGTTGTCGGCGTCAATTTTGGGCGCCGACCCTAAGAACCTGTCAGATGACGGGTTAATAAAGATGTATTGGAGTACAACATTAGATGGAAACAAATTGACTGCTTACGCGCAAGTAATAACCTGTGCCTATAAATATCGAATTGACACTACGTCTGGCATAGAAACATTCCAAGATGGTATTCAACTGGTTACGTTATTGATATATATACCTGATGGCACACATATTTATGTGTGGTTTGATACGTTACCTGGATATTATCTGGAGTGCATAGCTCACGATGCCAGAGCTAAAGTAGGAACACGTGAATATTATACAGGCCTATATGTTGTGGACACTCAAGCGGAAAGGAGCCCTTTTGTCGAGATGCCTATTGTGGTAACATCTTATTTACGATTTGTTGTAAATTTATGGGTTTATCCTGACAACTTGAGTTTTCCAGTGTTAACACCACCAGTGTCTGAATACGTTGTTCGACCACCAATACCAAGTGATAATTATCGCACTTATGTTAATTGGTGGGATTATCCAGTATATGCGTTGATTGTCAATTTCACAGCCACAGGCGTGTCTATTGTTGATGGCAATGGTGCTGCTTATCAATCTGCAGCCTGTACAAATGTCAATTTGATTGTTGGTCCAATACCAGGAGAAGGATGCTTATATCGCGAACAGTCCAACGCGCGGACGATCCCGCTGTTGATGACGACAAGCGAGAGCCCCTCCTTTACTTATCTGCCATTAGTGCCAGTGCGCACCGCTGTCTTTCCTCAGGGATTGCCGAGCACGATACCAGTTGTTTATCATCAGCGGTATGTTGCTTCGTGTGTCGGCGAGTTGGCATCTTTGCTCGGAGGAACGAACAACGGACAGATTAAGTCAGGTGACAATGTTTTCACATATCGAATACAAACAATTTATACTGATATTGATCATTGTGCCACAGCACTCACCCAGTAGTGTCGTTATTGGTTGTTGATACGGTCGAGTTCATTGACGTCCGTGGACTCTCGCTCTTTGTTGAGTAGACCTTGTGTGCTTGTGATAGAGATTGTGAGACCTCCTTCTCTATCAAGGACTTCTTCAAGAGCTTCATGCTCGTGGAGTTG